CGCGAATGCGCGAAACGTGATCTCGTCCTGCTTGGCTTGCGACAGGACGCCCGCCTGAATCGCGGACCTGTGCGGCTTTGACTCCTTGTCCAGCTCCAGCGCGTAACGGTCGTTTGCGCCGCCCTGGCGCCGCAGCGTGACGCGGTATTCGCCGAAGTCTACCGGAACGCCGTCGCGTTCCTTCGCGCGGTCTGTCTCGCGATCGAAAAGCGCCATCAGCGATTACCCGACTTTCGGCGCATCGCCTTAAGTGCGCGCCGCTGCGATCGGTTCTTGGGCTGCGCAGACCCATCGATCATGTGCGCCAAATTTTGTTCGTTCCAGGCCAACTCAGCCGGCGCATCCTTTCCGCGCTGCACCACCGCCTGCTCACGCGACGCAAGATCCTTGGTCGTGTTCATCAGCGAGCCCCCGCATCGGCGCCGACGGTCTCGCTATCGCGGGGCGCCGGATCGTCTGGACACTGCGACAGCAGTGCCGCCGCCGCGGATAGCGCCGCCGCGACAGCGGCAGCGATCTGTTTCTTGGTCATGCTTTGATTCCTCACGGTGCTGTCCTGGCCAACGTGGGCAGGTATGGGAAAAACGTCCAACACAGTGCATGATCGAACGTCACGTCGTACTTGTTGCCGTTGTGCGCAGTGAATTCACACGGCATCGTGATCGGTTCGTCCTGCGCAACCGCAGCGCCATCACTGCTCAGCGAAACAACGGGCATGTCGAACGTGAACCCGTTGTTCGCCGCGGTGGCAATGAATCCGTCGACCGTCACGTCGGCGTAGTCGCGAACCGCGTCCAGCGCTGCGACGTCGGCAAAGTATGCGTCGAAGTTCCCCGTGCAAGCGAAGCGTCCGACGGTGAATCGCGCGGCGCCCACTACGCCCAGCGCAGTGCCGCGGTTGATGCTGTTGTTGATCGTCAGGCTGCAGCTCTGAATCAGAGCAAACAGCGGAGCCGGCGCCTCGTCGCTCGCGCCAGACAGCCGAGCAACACGGAACCTGCACACGTCGGAGCTCGTGTTGATGGCGTCGAGTTGCGGCAGGTCTGGGCGGGTGCCGGCCTTCACGCCCGTCGCGCCGGTGCGCGTCTCGTAGCCCTGTCCCATGTACGTCTGGCTTGCCGTGGCCTTGCCCGCAGCCGGCAGCTCCAGCGTGTATTCGCTGGCGATTGCCCCAGTGACGTACTCGCTTTGGATCTGCGTGGGTTGCGCGTCGTCGGGCGCACCAAGCGTGCGCTCGAACTGCAAGAACTGGCGGAAGAAGCTCGAGCCCTGCTCGTTCTTCAACGCGAACCCGGTGAAGATCCGCACGGTCTTCCCGGTCCCGCTCGCGTCGGTGATCATGTCGAGTTCGCTCTTGTCCAGCGTCAGCGTGGTCTGGGTGGCGCTGTAGACGCGCTTGCATCCGTTGTTGGCCGCGTCTGCCAGCTGCTCTGCTGCCAAGTCGCCGCCGACGTAGACGCTCTCTCCCGGTACCAGGTCCAGTTCGCGGAAGTCGCCCGCTGCCGTGACCAGCGCCGGGCGCGCGCCGCTCGCGTCGACTGTGATGTCGGCGCTGGCGTACTGGTGGCCCACCTTCGTGAGCGTGGCTGTAGCCGACGGCGTCTCATCCACCAGCGCCGAACTGACCACGAGTGCCGCCGCAGCCGCGCTGGACACGACATGCAGACCGTTGTTCGCAGGCTCCGCGAATCCCTCGGCGAAAACCAAGTCGCCCGCGGCGAAGATGTCGAGGCCGCTCGCCTTCGCGAAGGTGTCATCCGACGCCGTCACGCCGGTGAGCGCTGCTACTTGCCCCTTGCCTCGCAGCGCACCGAACATGAACGACTGGAGCCGCTCCTGTTGCAGCTGCGGGATGAAGTCCTCTTCGAGCTGCATACTCGGATCGATGTCAACGATCGATCCCTTGCGCGACATGCGATCATCGACGATGAAGCTTCGCTCTACTGCCTCGAGCTGCGCACCAAACTGTGGCTCTGTGCTGGGCTCCGTCAATCGCCACGTAGGCGTCACGGGCAACACTCCCTGTGAGGTCTCGACAGCGTACCTGATGCTGGTCTGGTTGCTGTCCTGGCCTGTTACGGCGGCCATTACTCGTTGTTCATGGGGTGGCCTCTTTCTGTTGGAGGTGGTGGGTCACCGACTCGCTCTCACTGGATCGAGTCGTACTCGAATTCTACTATGCAATTCGTGTGAAACCAAGGCCCATCGGGGCCCACGTAATTGGCGCGCTCGTTGCGAAACCAGGCGCCGCCGACTGTGCGCTGGCCTCGGTAGGCAGCCAGCACGGTCTCCGCGAGCTCTCGCGCCGCGCGCCTGCCGTCACCCGCCAACGTGTACAGCTCGACCGTGAGGATACCATCCATCGAGTAGCGGCGGTTCCCGGGGCTCGACACCAGCGGCGGCGGGCGCGGCGGCTCCGTGTCGCTGATGCTGACGCGCGCCCAGCTCCCGGCGGCAGGCGGGAATCCGGCGGCAGTCGCGATGTCGGGCCACTTCACCGGCAGCGATCCCGGCAGCGCGTCCACAAGGATCGCCAGTATCTGGTCGTGAGCGACGGACATGGATGCCGGCATCAGGTATCGCGCCTCCCGTCGCAGAACCACCGGACGCGCCCCGGGGCGGTGCGCAGCTGGTCACGGCGTGCCCTGTAGAGAGCTCGATGCTCGCGTCGGCACAACCGGCACCCGAAGCTACTCGGATGGCGCTTACTCGTCCGTGGCACAGGCTGACGGCGTACCCAGTGGGGCCACGGGCTCGTCATCGATCCACCCCCACGAAGTGGATCAGCGCCGTTGCTGCCGGCCGCTGCGTGGACACGCCCACGACGCGCCAGACATCCGCACCGTCGAGCATCTCCGAGTAGTTGTTGAGGTCCTCAGAGCTAGCGATGATGGCGATCTGCTGCGCGCGCTTCAGCCAGTCCGTGATCTGGGCGTCGAGACCGAGATCGCGGGCGCTGCTCGGATCCACGAATGCCGCCGACACCTGCAGCGTGGCCGCCGGCGCCGCGCGCGGGTCGACGGGTCCGAGCCAGGGCTTGTCCGGGTCGGGCGGGGTGGTCGCCAGTCGACGCAGCGTGACGGGGCGCCCGAACTCCGTGACGAGTTCAAACGCCGTGGCTGCGAGCGGAGCGTAATCAAACGCCACGGCTACCCTCGCAGACGATGCGCCGTAGCTCGTCCAACGTGTGGCGCATACAGCGCGGCTGGTCGCTGTCGTAGTAGTCGTCCAGCGTGCGCTTCGCAGCGCGAAGAGCCGCGCGTGCCTGGTCGCCACGCTCTCGGCGTCGCGCGCTCAGCTCGGCCGCGTACGCGCGCAGCGTGGACTCGTCATCAAGCACGGTGCACGCTCCCGCCGCTGCGCGCCACCACGTGACGCAGCAGGTGATCAACCGACGGGAACCGTTTCACCCATGAGCTCGGCGCGCCTCCCGTGAAGACCCGCTCGGTTTCCAGCGGCCCCACCTTGTCGCGCTTCGACGCGAGCGTTTGCCCGCTGGTGTCGAGCACTGGATCCGGCACGAGATCGCCCTCCAATGCGCGCTTCGCGAGCTCGATATTGGCCTCCACTACCTCTGGCGGCACGCCCTCTATGGGCACGCAGCGCGCGTCGGAGGCGGGGTTTGACCGGTAGGCGTAGGCGCGCGGCCATTCGAGGCCCTGGGTAGACTTCAGCATCTGCCCAACGAATTGGTATCGGACGCCGAGGTAGTCCGCGGCGCGCACGAGCGCTTGCTCGACAGCGGTTTGCGTGCCCGCCGGCGCATCGCCGCGGTCCGCCCAGTACGCGGTCCAATCGGCATAGCTCGCGTATGAGTTGGCACCCACGAGCCCTGTGCCGTCTTCCTCGAGGAGAGCCATTTACAGCCGCTCCACTTGGCACCCGTCGCCTACGCCCGTATCGTATTCGGCGACGAACAAGATGGCCTGTTCCGCTTGCTGCGGCCCAATGGGTTGGTGGAGCGACATCCCTCCGAGATATCCCAGGGCCAGATCCATTCCGGATCCTGCGGCCCAGTAGGGACAGCCTGGCCGCGTCGGGTGGTAGACGCCTTGCCCCGTGATGACCCCTAGTTCGTCCTTCGTTAGGACGATGGCGCTGTAGCCACCGTCCGGAGCGTCGCGCATCGGGCGCGGAAGAACCTCTAGAGGATCGCGATCATAGTCGCTTGGCTCGAGCCTCCCGTATACGAGAACGGTGGATCCCGAGAGCCCGACCAGCGCCGCGCCGCCTTGCCAGCGCCGAATCTTTCGGACGACGAACGGG